GGCAGTTGTGACGACAGGAGTGACTGCTATAGCACCCCCCGGAGATGCGTGGGAGTTTGCCGATGTCGATACCGGCGATTATGTAACAATAAGCGGAAATGATGCAGCATGGTTACATAAAGGTGCACCGTCGTGGCATTCTATTAAGAGAACTCAATTTATAGATCCAGGAGTAGACTTTTCTGTCCAACTTGATTTTGATAATTATGATCAAGGCTCGGGTTTCAGCGCCTTCGGGTTTCAGATTAAAACAACTAGTGGGGTTGCGAAAGCGGCTGTTTACAGAAATAGTAGTGGTCCCTGGCTTATTGGTCGTTATAACTATGCAACTACAACTTGGACTTCCGTTACGACCGGCACCGCAGTAACTTCTGGATCTATGAAAATAGCCAGAGAGTCCGGCAAGATAAAATTATATCGCTCATATGATCAAGTCAGTTTTGAATTAGTTCAAGAGTTTGATTCAAGTATCGATGGCTTCGACGGCGAATTATATATTTATCATGACATAACTAATCTGGATATTAATGTTTCCGGCTGGCAACGCAGTGATGAGAATCCTACCGTCGCAGTACTCAAACCAGCAGACGCAAACTTCAGCGATGTCACACTACTACTTTCAGCCGACTCAGACTTCACTGACTCTTCAACAAGCGGACATACAGTCACTGCCCACGGCAATGCAACAATCTCAACCTCGGAGAAAAAGTTTGGGGATTCTTCAATGTATTTTGATGGTACTGGTGATTATTTAACTATTCCTAACCATGCAGATTGGGATTTTGGAACTGGCAGCTATACAATTGACTGTTGGATAAAGACTTCTGCATCCGGCTGGATAGTATTTCAAGCCCACACTGATACTGGAATAAGATTTTGTGTTGGTAATAATGGTACTGGTACTCACCCTCAAGGAATACAAATAAATGAACAAGTATCTAATGCTGATGATTTCATAAATGGGTCAATAACAGTAACGGACAACCAGTGGCACCATGTTGCTGTAGTTAGAGATGGTGATACAAAAATATATGTTGATGGTATACTTGATGGTACTGGTAATTCAGGCAGAAATTTTGATAATGATAATGTTATGCACATTGGAACAAGGTCTAGTCTCTCTGATTATTTTACTGGTTACATAGATGAACTTCGTATTTCCAAAGGAATAGCCCGCTGGACAGAAAACTTCACAGTTCCAACAGCAGCACACCCACTTGCAACAACAATGCAAAACCCAAGTGCTTACACAGTCACTTACACAGCAACAGATGCATCAAGCAATGTTGCAACTGCAACCAGAACAGTAAACGTTGTAGTTCCAGACACAACAAACCCAGTGATCACCCTCACAGGAAACGCAACCGTAACTGTAGAAAACGGATCATCCTACACTGACGCTGGAGCTACCGCAACAGATGACACAGACGGCAACATCACAGCCAACATAGTCGTAAGCGGAGACACAGTTAATCCAAATGCAGATGGAGCATATACAATCCGCTACAATGTAAGTGATGCAGCAGGAAACGCAGCAACGGAGGTTACAAGAGTTGTAACTGTCGTTACTTCAACAAACTACGCAACACTATCTGATGGTGTTAACAAGTACAACTATATTGCAAATGCAGAAGTGGTTGGACTTTCAGCCCCGACAACATCAATCGGCTTAATTAAATCCTCTGCAAACGAGGCAGGTGTTCATATCGACTTAGATGAATATCTCCACAGCACAGCGGGAGTTACAGTTTGGATTAAAGACTTCTCAGACAACTGGACAGTCTGGGATGCGACTCCACAAGAGCACTTCCAACTCGCATGGCTCGATACTATTGAGTCTGTGTTCTTTCAACTAGGTTCAGCAAGTAGTCGAGACATCAGAATTATTAAGATTCAGAACGCAGTACGATACGATGCAGACAAAACAGACGCTGATGACACACCCGGAACATTCAAATCTGCTGGAGAAACACCAGTTGCTATCTCTGGAATTTATTCAGAACCAGTCGTACAATCAGCAGGACAAAACTGGGCCCAAGGAGAAGTTAAGATCTTTGTAACAGCAGCTTCGCGAAGTTCCCTCATCCAGCTTTGGACTTATTCTGGCAATGTGGCAACTCTTGCTAAGGCAACTGAATTTGAAATTGATGTCAGTGATGCCTCTCAAGCCTCTATTACAAAGCTGTCCGCCGGAACACAAGATGTGAAAGTCCGAATTATGGATTAAAACTTAAACCTATCATCATTTAAGGCGGGTTAATCCCGCCTTTTTTGTGTCTTTCTCCTCCTCAGACTCTACTTATATAGAAAGGAATCACCTGCATGAGTATTTTTCGCAAACACAAAACAGTGGCAGACAGATCAGCAGCCGACCGTGCGAGACATAAAAAGAAAATAGAGAAAGCGATTAAAGAAGGCATCAAAGATGTAGTCGCTGAAGAATCTATCATTGGACAAAACGGAAAGAAGAAGATAAAGATCCCAGTAAAGGGAATAAAAGAATATCGTTTTGTCTATGGAGATAACGAGCAAAACAAACAAGTTGGATCAGCCGGCGACAAATCAATTAAGAAAGGTCAGGGGCTGTCGCAACGAAGGAAACAAAAGAAAGGCACTAAGCCGGGAAAGCCAGGAAAAGAGTCGGGTGAAGAATATTATGAAGTAGAGGTTACGCTAGAAGAACTAGCAGATTATCTTTTCGCAGACTTGGAGCTTCCCGAGCTAGAGAAGAAGAAGTTTAAATTTATAACTGATGAAAAGTGGAAAAGAAAAGGATACAGATCAAAGGGAATACGTCCGAGACTCTCTAAAAAAGAAACCTTAAAGAAAAGAATTAGAAGGAAAAAAGCAGCAGAAAGAGTAGGCTCCCACGATCCAGATTCAGGAGATAGATTTCCCTTCCATGAAAGCGATTTAAAATATAAGCACATGAAGGTTGTCAAAGAAGAATCAAACATGGCAGTAATTTTCTTCTTGATGGACGTGTCGGGATCAATGACAAAAGAAAAGAAATATCTTGCAAGATCTTACTATTTTCTTCTATATCAGTTTCTCAGGCACAAATACGAGAATGTAGAGGTTGTATTTATTTCCCACACAACGGAAGCAAAAGAAGTCTTGGAAGACGATTTCTTTAAAGTTGGTAGCACTGGCGGCACAATGATGTCTTCTGCTTTTGAGTTGACAGATACAATTATCGAAAAGAGGTTCCACCCCAGTAATTGGAATGTTTATGTGTTTTACTCTGGCGATGGCGAGAACTGGCCACAAGATAACAAAAAGGCAGTTTCTTTAATTGAAAAAATCAAAAACACATCAAGAATGACGGTGTACACGGAAATAGATCCATATTGGACGCCACCAGAAAGGTTAAATATTGGAGCACACCTGGCACAACTTATAGGAGACACTTCATTCAAAGCACTTTGGGGCATATTGGATAGGTTCGTCGGAAGGCATTTTAAAAAAGTAAGAATTACAAATTCTAAGGATATTTGGCCAGCATTTAATAGGATATTCGGAGGAGAGAAGGATAGATAATGAGCTATACAGTAAAAGATTTAGACTATTGGGATAAGAAAATCAATGAGATTGCAAAAGAAAAATACAATCTTGATTGGTATCCTATTGAATATGAGATAATCGATTATCGAGAGATGCTTGGTGCAATGGCTTATGTCGGGCTCCCAGCACACTACAGACACTGGTCTTATGGAAAGGCATATGAGAGAACACATACTTCGTATAGCTTGGGTCAATCTGGTCTACCATACGAGATGGTTATTAATTCAGATCCCTCCATTGCTTATTTAATGTTGGAGAATCCACTAAGTACACATATTTTAACAATGGCACACGTTGTGGGGCACGTTCACTTCTTTAAAAATAATAGAATGTTTCAGCATACTGGTGCAGATAATGTTATTTCAAAATTTAAATCAGCAGCAAAAAGAGTACAATCGTATATTGAAAATCCAAATATTGGAATTGATAAGGTAGAGAAAATACTCGATGCAGCCCACTCTATTAAGTATCAGCAACCAAGAACACCGGGCATTACTCGTTTAACAAAGAAAGAGACAAGACAAAAATATATTAATCTTATTAATCGGGATATCACTGGAGAATATGACGATTTTGATATTAACCAGATTCCACTAGAACCAGACTATAATCTTTTATCTTTCCTTCGCGAAAATAGCCCTCATCTGGAGGAGTGGGAGAAAGATCTCATAAATATTGTAGAAGAAGAAACAAAATATATCATGCCCCAAGCAAGAACCAAGATTATGAATGAGGGATTTGCGTGTTATATGCACTATAATATTCTTAAAGATTTAAAATTACCAGATGAAATGCATTTGGCATTTATTAAACTACATAACCAAGTTGTAAGACCACACCTTGGAAGAATAAATCCCTACCACCTTGGTTTTGAAATGATGATGAAGATAGCAGAAGACAAGGGGCACGAAGCAGTTGTAGAGGCAGCTTCTGTGCATGATGACGAGGGTTTTATAAGGAAATATTTAGATTTTGAAATGTGCAATAAGCTTAACCTTTTTTCATATTCCTTTTCTAATAGACAAAGGAAATATCTCGTACAGAACATTTCTGACGAAGATGGGTGGAAAGAGGTAAGAGACGCACTAGTTAGTACTGTTGGGCTAAACTCAGTTCCAATTGTTTATGTTAAAAAGGTTGATCCGAAAACAGGGACAATCTATCTTCACCATGAGCATGATGGTAGAGATCTTGATATAGAGTATGCCAATCAGGTCTTTCGATACATTGAGGATCTGTGGGGAGGAAGAGTAGCAATGTATTCAGTAATCGAGGGGGAACTTTGGGAGTTTTAAAATGAGTAAAAAAACAAGTAAATTTTTGAAATTGGTTGAAAAACACCAAGAAGGAGTGAAGGTACCGAGGTTCGAAGGAACAATGTCGGATTATCTTTCACTTCTGGAAAAAGACGTGTCTATTTCCAAACTAGCGCACAAGAGGCTTTTTGATTCTATTGTCGAGCATGGCATTACAAGAATGGACGAGTCAGATACTCGCTGCAATAAGTTATTTGGAGGCGAGAGATTAAGAACTTATAATTATTTCCAATCTCATTTCTTCGGAATGGAACGTTCCTTAGCTAAAATAATGAGATATCTCAGTTCTGCTTCTATGAGGGGCGAAGAGTCTCGACAAGTCCTATTGTTGTTGGGCCCAGTAGGCGCTGGAAAATCAGCGCTGATGGAGAGAATAAAAGAAGCACTAGAGCAGGAGACAATGTATCATATCGATGGCTGTCCCATTCACGAAGAGCCTCTGCATGCCCTTCCACGCTCACTTCGTGACGAATTCCAGGAGATATATAAAATTAAAGTTGAAGGCGACCTCTGTCCAATTTGCCGCCACACCCTTCTAGAAGAATATGGTGGAGACTACATGAGAATGCCAGTTAAAGAGTCAACTTTCTCCGTTCGAGGCAGAAGAGGAGTAGGGGTAGTTCCTCCCATGGATGCCAATACCCAGGATACAAGCCTTCTAATAGGGTCAGAGGACATTTCTAAGCTAGACCTGTACCCAGAGGACGATCCACGCTGCCTGTCCCTAAACGGGGCGTTTAACGTAGGTAATCGAGGAATCGTGGAATTTGTGGAGGTTTTTAAGAACGAAATTGAGTTCCTCCACACAATGATTACAGCAACCCAAGAGAAATCAATACCCTCACCTGGCAAGGGCGCCATGATTTACTTTGATGGGGTTATCCTTTCTCATTGTAATGAGGCAGAATGGAACAGATTTAAGTCCGAGCACACAAACGAAGCAATTCTTGATAGAATCGTTAGAGTTAACGTGCCATATTGTATGGAGACGGACGAAGAGCAGAGAATCTACAATAAATTACTTGACAGTTCAGATTTTGATGTTCACATCGCACCTCACACACTCGAAATTGCAGCTATGTTCGCTGTACTTTCTCGCTTACATGCATCAAACAAGGTTGACGCCATGACGAAGATGAAGATATACAACGGAGAAGATGTAATTGAAAAAGGAGTCATCCGCAAGATTGATATCCAAGATCTCCGAGACGAAGCAAGAGATGAAGGCATGACCGGCATTTCAACTCGCTTTATTATGAAAGCAATCGACTCAGCCTTATCAGATTCAGACAAAAATATGGTGACACCCATCTCGATACGGGATGCCTTGGTTAAACAGGTTAAGGATCAGATTGTCTCTGACGAGGAAAGAGAGAGACTGCTAGACTTTCTACAAAAAGACCTGCATGACGAATATCTTAAGATTCTTGAAAAGGAAATCACAAAAGCATTTGTTTCAGCATACGAAGAACAAGCAGAGTCACTTTTCAATAACTATCTCGATCATGCCGAAGCTTATGTAAACTCTACAAAGGTAAAGGACAAGGTTACCAACGAAGAGATGACACCAGATGAAAAATTCTTGGTGTCAATAGAAGAACAAATAGGTATTGTTGGATCCTCAAGAGAAAACTTCCGCGCCGACATCACAGCATATATGTTTTCAAAGCTTCGCCGCAAGGAGAAGATTGACTGGAGGTCATATACCCCACTTGCCGAGGCCATCGAAAGTAAACTTATGGATTCTGTAAGGGATCTGTCTAGAATTGTTACAAAATCTAAGTCGAGAGACAAAAAGCAACAAGTAAAGTATGGTGAAATGGTTACAACCCTAATCGACGAGTATGGATACAATGAATCCTCCGCAGAAGAGGTGATTAAGTTTGCATCCAATAATTTATGGCGAGACTCCTAAAAACAAAAAAACATCCATTTTTCATATATTTTTTTAAACATCAAAATAACAGAATAAGCCACCCAACCGCCTCCTAAACAAGCGTTTAGAGCATTTCGGTGGTTTTTTTATTATTATTATTTTTCTTTAAATTTCTTTATCTTCCTTTTGGATAAAAGAAGAGTATGTAGTGCGAGTGGAGAACTTTCTCTGCTCAATGCCGTGCTCCTTTGCAGGGGCACAATTTATTCCAATAGGAGGAAATATAACAATGGCAAAAACAAGAATCCGCTTAAGCGGACAGGTGGACAACGACCTCATAGACAAAAGTACCAGCGCAGCCCCAGCAGGCGGCGAAGCTGAATCAGGACTTTCTGGCTATGGCGCCGGCGCCCTCGACGGTCATATGCTTCGCGCAGATGGCAAGGTCGCTCTCAGCATCGCAATTGCTGATATCGACGCAGGTGATGGTAAAGCACTAATCACCAAAGAATGGTCAGCAGCAAAATTAGCTGCTTCTGATCTTTCACTAGAGACTCTAATCGACGATCTAGAGGCAGTTGTGAACGCAGCAGATGCAGCCCTTCAAGGCAATATCGACGCTGAAGCATCAACCCGCGCAAACGCAGATGCTTCACTCACTACTCGCTTGAGTGCTGAAGAAGTTGCCAGCGCAAACGCAGATGCTTCTCTCACTACTCGCTTGGGTCTTGAAGAAGTAGCCCGCGCAGACGCTGACACTTCACTCACTACTCGCCTGAGTACTGAGGAATCTGTAAGTGCAAGTGCCGATGCTTCACTCACAGTACGCCTAAGTACCGAGGAATCAGCAAGTGCAAGTGGCGATGCTTCGCTAACAGTACGTGCCGACTCTTCTGATGTTCGCATGGCTTCAGGTGATACTCGTTTCGGCTCAGGTGATACTCGTTTCGGCTCAGGTGATACTCGTATGGTCTCTGCCGATACTCGCATGAGTACTGAAGAATCAGTAAGCGCAAGCGCCGATGCTTCTCTCACTACTCGCTTGGGTCTTGAAGAAGTCGCTCGTGCAGACGCTGATACTTCCCTCACTACTCGTCTGAGTACTGAAGAAGTCGCTCGTGCAGACGCCGATGCTTCTCTCACTACTCGCTTGGGTCTTGAAGAAGTCGCTCGTGCAGACGCTGATACTTCCCTCACTACTCGTCTGAGTACTGAAGAAGTCGCTCGTGCAGACGCTGATACTTCACTAACAGTACGTGCAGACTCTTCTGATGTTCGCATGGCTTCGGGTGATACACGTTTCGGATCCGCTGATGTTCGTATGACATCAGGTGATACACGCATGGCATCCGGCGATACTCGCTTCGTTTCAGCCGACACTCGTTTCGGTTCAGGCGATTCCCGCATGACCAATATCGAGACAGCCGCAACCTCTGGTATTCAGTGGAAGGCATCCGTAGCTGATAAAGCAGCAATCGAAGCAGCAGTAATTGCAGATGGCACCCGTGCTATCGGTGATGCATACTTCGTTCAAGCTGAAAAAGACCAATATGTCTTTATGATCAACTTGGGTGTTGGCAACTACGACCACGAGCCGAATAGTGCCGCTTGGGCTAGCATGATTGCTGGCGCTGGTAACATTAATAACGCTGGTTTCGTCGTAATCGCTGATCTTTCACAGATCACTGGACTAGTAGACGCAGAAGCTACAGCAAGAAGCAATGCAGACACTTCTCTCACTACTCGTCTGAGTACTGAAGAGGTCGCTCGTGCAGACGCTGACACTTCTCTCACTACTCGTCTGAGTACTGAAGAGGTTGCTCGCGCAGACGCCGATACTTCTCTCACTACTCGTCTGAGTACTGAAGAGGTTGCTCGCGCAGACGCCGATACTTCTCTCACTACTCGTCTGAGTACTGAAGAGGTTGCTCGTGCAGACGCTGACACTTCTCTCACTACTCGCCTGAGTACTGAAGAGGTTGCTCGCGCAGACGCCGATACTTCTCTCACTACTCGTCTGAGTACTGAAGAGGTTGCTCGTGCAGACGCTGACACTTCTCTCACTACTCGTCTGAGTACTGAAGAGGTTGCTCGTGCAGACGCCGATACTTCTCTCGGAGTACGCGCATCCTTCCTAGAAGGCCGCGTCGTTCGCAAGAACTTCTCAGTTGCATCTGATGGTGACACTGACTTCCCACTTGTTGACTTAGCAGTACACGATTCCATTATGGTATACGTTAACGGTCTACTTCAAGATGACGGTGCGCAAGACGACTACCTCATGGATGATACGTCCGGCGTATCTATTGTGAAATTCAATGTTCCAGGGTTAATCGCTGGTGACAAAGTATCCGTTAAGTACGACAAAAGACTCTAATCTAGGGTTTTAGTCAACCTGACTAATAATTCCGAGCCCTCCTCGTTTTTCGGGGAGGGTTCTTTTTTTTGTATAACTACTTATAGAAAGGTCGGAGACCACAACGTGAATATGCTAGAAAAGATAAAGAACATGTTTAAGAAAAAGGAAACACCAATAGAAGAGAAGCCAATGATTCTTCCAGAGGAGTTGATAATCCCAGGAGAACTCATAACGCCAGTTTTAAACTTATATCGCCTTATCCAGAAGACAGAAGACGACATTGCTGCACATCTAATGAAGAGCAGGCAACAGGAAATGGCAATGTTCGAGAGCCTCAAGAAGATAGAAGATCTTACTCAAGAAAGGGTCGCAGAGGTCAAATCGAAGATGAACATACCCGAGGATAACAATGATTATGAGTTAATTTTACCAGGACAAACAGGTAAAGAGGGAAAATTCACTAAAATTAAGCATTAAGCCAGAATAGTACAAGATTCTTTGTAGTAAGGTACTAAAAAATAACATAAAAAAAGACTTTGAGTTTTTCCAACACTATTTATAAGTGAAGCAAAGTATTTACTACAAGGAGCCACTTCTATGTCAGCACGAAATTTTAAGTTTGTCTCTCCAGGCGTCGTTATGGAGGAAATTGATCGATCCGTAACAGCAGGAGACATCACAGCAGATCCAGGACCAGTTATTATTGGTCGTTCAGCAACCGGTCCATCAATGAGACCGGTCCAGGTTAATTCCTATACAGATTTTATTGAACTATTTGGTAATCCTGTTGCGGGCCATTCCACACCAGATACTTGGAGAGATGGAAATTATTCTTCTCCAACATATGCAGCATATGCAGCACAGGCATTTCTGCGTTCTGATGCAGCCCCAATTACATTCATTCGTACTCTTGGTCTACAGAGCGCCACTCCCGAATCCACCGGCAAGTCCGGATGGACAACTGCAAACTCTGCGAACGGTACCCTAGCCTCTGACGGCGGAGCATATGGTCTTTTCGTTATGGAGAGCGGATCCGCCACAATGACCGCTACCTTAGCCGCAGTTCTATATATTAATGAGGGTACTCCCATTTTGAGCGGCAGCTTTCTCGACGGCTCCGGCGCCTCGACGACGCACGGCTCTCTTGGCTTGTGTAAAAATGAAACCGGCGATGCCCTTAGCTTTCGTCTGATGATTTTGGATCCAGCAGACCCAGCACCAGCCTCCGCAAAGGAAGATGTTGTTATTTCTTTAAATAGCGGCAAAGGAAATTTCATTAGAAATGTTCTCAACACCTCTCCTCTGTTGGTCAATGGCTCTACGATTGCCACCGATGATCTAAAAACATACTGGCTAGGTGAAACATATGAAGAAAGCGTAAAAGCCCTCTCGGGATCCACTAATAATTATGCAACGCTTATTCCGCTAACAGACACAACCACAGGAAGAGAAGACATGCAGAGAGATTTTACTCATGCTTCCACCGGATGGTTCATCTCGCAAGATCTATCCTCCAACCACGGAGCCTACAATCCCGCAAGCATGCAGAAACTATTCAAAATTGAGGCTCTCGACGCAGGCGAATGGTCACAAAATAACATCAAAGTTTCAATCGAAAACTTAGCCCTCGCTGCTGATGATAGTTTGAAAGATGACCCCAAGAGCGGCTATGGTACATTCACCTTAGTGGTTCGCTCTGCATCAGACACGGACAGCGCCCAAGAAAGACTAGAGGTCTTCACAAGCCTAAGCCTCAATCCTGCATCACCAGATTATATTGCTCGAAGAATTGGTGACGCATCCTCTACATGGCAACAAGCAAAAGAGAGATTTCTGGAAACAGGCGACCACGCCAATATTTCAAAATATATCCGCGTTGTCCCTCATTCCGACCTATCAGATGCCGTCAGCGGCGTCGACGCAAGATGCCTACCCTATGGCGTCCTTGGTCCAGCAAAGTTAAAAGACAGCGGTGATTGCGAAGACTCCGCCTTCAGCGCCACCGAGACTCTATTGCACACGACAACCTCCACCCCAGCCGCCGGCGTCACCGGATCCGGACTCAAACTAGGCGGCTCCACCGCAATTGTCACCTTCAAATTTGCCGATATGCCTTTGGTCGCATCATCAGCGGGCGCCGAAATAGAAGATACCTACTTCGGAGCATCATTTAGTGCCGGCTTTGGAGATTACCTAAGAGCACTCCCCGCCGGCGCTAGCGCAAAGACCACGCACCAGTGGGCATTCTCACTAGACGATATTGCTCTGACTACTACTGCCGGCATCGAGACTGCGGAGTATGCTGCCAATACTCGCAAGCTTGGAGGCGGTCAGGACTGGAAAGTAGTGATCGACAATAGCACTGTTAATTTCACCACACCCCTACATGGCGGCTTCAACGGCGAAGATATCACAGAGCTAGATCCATACAGAAACACTCTACTTGATGCCGCGACAGAAAATAGTCGTTGTGCTTTCAACACGATTCAGCAAGCAATCAATATGATTAAGGATCCCGAGGTTGTAGAAATGAACCTCGCCGCGATTCCTGGAATAACAAATGCCTCGCTCACTGGCCGCTTAGTTGACGTATGTGAACAACGCGCCGATGCACTAGCCATTATTGATCTTCCAAAACTCTATTATCCAAGAGCAGAGCTAGCCCTTTATGCCGACGCATCAAAGCGCACCGGCGACACCCCAACTGAGATTGCATCCGATGCAAAAACAGCAAACCGCGACTCTTCTTATGGATGTACTTACGCTCCATGGGTTAAGATTTACGACAGCCTGAATGATCAGTCCGTATGGGTGCCGCCTAGTGTTGTAGCACTCGGAACCATGGGCTCATCCGAAGCAGCATCCGCTGTTTGGTTCGCTCCCGCAGGATTCAATCGCGGAGGTTTAACCGAGGGTTCAGCAGGACTACCAGTTACCGCAGTTAGCCAAAAGCTAACTTCAAAGGAAAGAGACGCACTGTATGATGCAAGAATCAACCCAATCGCTTCTTTCCCAGCAGAAGGAATCGTCGTCTTCGGACAAAAGACCCTTCAAATCAAATCATCTGCACTCAACAGGATTAACGTTCGCAGAATGTTAAACCATGTCAAGAAGGAAATTTCCAAGATTGCCAATAGTACGCTCTTCGAGCAAAACATTCAGTCAACTTGGACAAACTTCACAGCAAAAGCAGATCCGTTTTTGTCAAGCGTCCAATCTGGATTCGGTCTACAGGAGTACAAACTAGTACTCGATGAGACCACAACAACTCCAGATTTGGTTGACAGAAACATCATGTATGCCAAGGTATACTTGAAGCCAGCAAGAGCAATTGAATTTATTGCGCTTGACTTTATTATTACAAATAGTGGCGCGTCATTTGATGACTAATACTACTTACAACAGCATTAAGGAGAAATATTAACAATGGCAGGAAATTTTTGGACAGACCCCGGCGTAGAGCCCAAGAGAAATTATAGGTTTAGAGTTAGCATCGGAGCATCTGGTACACAATTCGGCACAATTTGGTATGCCAAGAGTGCAGACAAACCCAAGTTCGACCAAGACGTACTAGAGCACGACTATCTTAATCACAAATTTAAGTTTCCTGGAAGAGTTAAGTGGGCTGATGTTACAGTCACGCTCGTTGATCCTGTAAGTCCCGATGCAATGTCAAAAACTCTACTAATGCTTGAGAGTTCGGGGTATGTAGTGCCACAAACAAAAGCAATGGTCTTTCCTAGCGATACTGGTACACTATCAAAAAAGGCTGCTGTCGAAGCTCTTGCGAGTGTAGAGATCGCCCAACTTGATCATGATGGCATGCCCCTGGAAACCTGGACTTTAAAGAATGCATTTCTTAAAAATGCAGAGTTCGAAAAGCTAGATTATGGCAGCGAAGATATGAGCACAATCACACTAACTCTTTCATATGATTGGGCAACTTGTTTGGTTGGCGGAAAGGATTACACATTTTAATTAGACAACAGAGAGGTGATATTTGTCTAGAAATAACAGATCTAGGTTAGAAAACACTAAAAACAACAAACCAGAAACAAGTGAAGAATCTGACTTAGTATTAGAAGAGCAATTAGCGGGACTAGAGAAGTTATCCTTCTCAGCACCCACAGAGATAATAGATCTACCTTCTGAGGGCAAGCATTATCCAGAGGACCATCCTTTGCATAACGTTTCTCAGATTGAAATTAGATTTATGACAGCAAAAGACGAAGATATTCTGGCTTCGAGATCTTTGCTGAAAAATGGATTAGCACTCGACAGGCTTTTATCCAATATTATAGTCGACAAGAGAATAAAGCCAGAACAGCTACTTGTAGGTGACAGAAATGCCCTGATTGTAGCATCCCGCATCACGGGCTATGGCACAGAATACAAAACAGAAGCAAAATGTCCTTCATGCGAGAACATTTCCGAGTTCACATATGATCTTGGCGCCGCTACTCTTAAGACAATTGACGAGGATGAATTAGAACAAGAGGGAATAAGAATTACTGGAAACAATAGGTTCGAAATAACCCTACCAGTTCTAAAGTTGCCCGTTTCCATACGAATATTGGATGGAATTGATGAGCTTGAGATCGCCAAGAAGTCGAGAGCAAAAGAGAAGTCCAAAAAAGAAGTAAACAACGATTCGGTCGACCTGTTGCGCAGGATGATAGTATCAGTCGCCGGCACAGAGAGCAGCGATATTGTCGACAAACTAGCAAACGGCATGACTGCAAGAGACGCAAAATACATTAGAGATGCATATGCAAAAATTAGCTGTGATATCGATATATCTCAGCACTTCGAGTGTTCAGAGTGTGAATACGAGAGGGAAGATATGGGAGTGCCGTTAACAGCGGCGTTTTTTTGGCCTGACAGATGAATACATTAAGACCGTATATGAAGAATTCTTCTACTTAATGTATTATGGCAAGTGGGCATTCCGCGAAGCATATAGTTTACCGATACAAATCCGCCGCTGGTTTCTGAAAAAGCTGACAGATCAGATGAAACAAGAGAACGATGCTAACAAGGCAGCAAGTCAGGGTAGAGATCCATCAGGTGGTTGGGGATAAAATAGAAACATATTTGGTTAAAACTACTATTTAGAATAGGTAGTAACAGGAGGCTTGCACAATGTCAGACAAAATAGAAGAAGATCAAGAAGAACCAATCGTAATTGATCTCGAAGAACTTAAGAAAAACCAGCTAAATGAGAGCTATTTATCAGCATTGGGCTGGCAATTACAGGCAGTTATTAAGCAGATGATGGGAATCTCTGTTTGGACAACTGCCCCTTTTGTTTTCAAGGGAAAGCCAGATGAAATTGCAAAATTTGCAAATACCGTAGGCAAAGAGAGAAGATACCTACAGTCTGTAAAAAAGCATGGTCTAGATAATCCTAAAACCTATACACGAAAGAGTAGATTGACAAAAGCTGTTTCTGCTTTCGAAAGAACAACCGGCATTAAATGGCCGTTTAAGTAGGCGAGGGCTAAGAAGTGGGCGAAAACGATGAAACATCAAAAGAAGTAGCAGCTTTACGCGAAGAACTCGAAGCTCTCAAAGAGACTTCAAAAGATCTAAAGAGCACACTAGATAAGGGTTTAGTAGAAACCCTCGACAATCTTAAATCAGCCTTCTCAGCCGGTAGTACTGCTGGCATCACCGAGTTTGCAGAAAAACTAGCTACTATGGGGCCTCCTGCTGAAGCTTCTGCTAAACAGCTAGAAGAGTATGAAGAAAAGCTCAGAGGAGTCATCGGCGCATACCAGGACGCATCTCGACAACCTGGCGCAGACATAGCAAACAATATTTTGGGAAAGTTTGGTGTCTCAGCAGCAGAGGCAGACTCTAACCTCGTTTCTCTAACAGCACAATTGATAGGTAACGAGGGAACCTGGAACACCCTAATCGATAGTATGGCTGAAGCCGTAGTCTCGGGCGCCCTCTTTGGATCAATGATACAACAAGCCCAAAACGCAACATCAGCTTATTTTACAGAGCTTGACCAAACTCGAAAGGAACTGAATAAGTTTGCCGGCGCCAATCAAATGTATTACGACAGTGCCGTCCAAGCAGAGCGAGTAACTCGGCAATTCAATGTAGGTATGGACGATGTCAGGAATGCAACCAGGGCCGCCGGCGAAACCATCAGTCAGTTTAACAAATTTTCACAAGCACAAAGAACAGAGTTGGTTGGCAACATAGCAGTCTTAGAAAGGTCCGGAATCGAAACCCACACAGCAGCCGAGAACATTCAATTTCTTAATCTAAGCTTGGGGATGACTCCCAAGGCAGCAGCAGACTCACAAGCGAAGATAGTTAGTCTTGCCAATGAGTTGGGTCGCTCAACACAACAGATGGCAAGCGACTTTGCCCAATCACAGGACGATCTGGCGAAATATGGTTCCAAGGCAGTTGACACATTTGTCACATTACAGAAAGCAGCGAAAGAAGCCGGCATGGAAATGAATGAGCTTCTATCTATAACAAACAAGTTTGATACATTTGACGGAGCAGCGAAGCAAGTCGGAACACTAAACGCAATGCTCGGAGGTCCATACTTAAATTCAATGGAAATGGTCATGGAAACAGATCCTACCAAGAGAATGGAAATGTTAACCGGTGCAGTCCACTCAGCAGGCTTAAGC